AAACGGGGGTGGCCCTTCGGGGCCATCCCCTTAACTTAACTGAAACCAAGGACTTATGCCGCTTAAGAAGGGTTATTCACAGAAGACAATCTCCTCGAACATCAGCAGGGAGATGAAGTCCGGCAAACCGCAGAAGCAAGCGATTGCAATCGCGCTCTCGACTGCCCGCAAAGCGAAGCAAGCGGCTGGAAAACCCGTCGGCAAACTGAAAAAATGACTGATTTCCCCATCATGGTGTACCGCTCGCCAGGGAAAAACCCTGCGCGATATGGCACCTACGACTATTGCAGCGTCGAATCACAAGACGAACTCGATGACGCTCTCAAGTTGGGCTGGAGTTTGAGTGTTGAAGAGGCAGTGGACGTCTACAACAAGGCCGTTGAGGCCGCTGTAAGGCTCAAGAACGAGCCGAAAGTGAAGATTGTGGTCAGTGAGCCCGAATCCGAGGCTGCACCTGCTCCTGAGGCTGCTAGAGAGCCGGTTTTGCTGGCTGAAGAAGACGAAGAAGAAGATAAACCGCGCCGCAAGCGCAAATAACCGCATGGGATACACTAAACGCCAGTTCGTTGAGGCTGCTTTTGAGGAACTCGGGCTGGCGTCTTATGTGTTTGACCTCACGCCGGACGAGCTTCAGTCAGCGGTGCGCCGGCTTGATGCCATGGTGGCGCAGTGGTACGCGAAAGCCATCCAGATTGGCTACCCTTTGACCAACTCGCCTGATAACGCTGACCTCGACACGCAAACCAATGTGCCGCTAACGGCGAATGAGGCGATCATCTTGAATCTGGCGATGCGTATCGCCCCGCAGTACGGCAAATCGCCTTCGCCTGACACCAAGACAGGCGCGATTGCTGGCTACCAGACGCTCCTCATGCAGAGCGCCAACGTCCTCCAGCAGCAGTACCCTTCGCAGATGCCTGCTGGCGCTGGCAACAAGGATGTGGATTGGCCGTTCTTGCCGGTTCCGTCTCTTGGCCCCATCGAGCAACAACCCAACGGTCAGCTTCTCTTCCTCTAACATGGCTATTCAAAATCTCGATAACGTCGACAGCATCAGCCCTTCGACGTTGTTTGCTGTCAACCAGAACGGGCTCGACTACAACTGCACCGCAGCGGTGGTGGCTGACTTCATTGAGCAGAACGTCACGGTCAACGATGGCAAGGTCATCCAGTACTCCTCGCCGATTAGCGGCTCGACGGTCGCCATCAGCGGCACGAACAACAGCGTGTGGCTGGTGCTTACCCCAACGAGCACGCTGGCCTCGTTGACAATCCAGCTACCGGAAGTCTCGGGGTGCGTGGCAAACCAAGAGATTCTCGTCAACACCACCCAGACAATCACCGCTTTGACGGTGAACCTGAACGGGGCGGTTGGCGCCGGCGTTCCGACGACTCTCGCGGCAAACGGCTTCTTCACACTCCGGTTCGAGCCGGTCATCCAAAAATGGTATCGCGTAGGCTAATATGACACTCCCATTCAATCCCTCTTACGGTAGCGGACAAACCCAGTCAGCAACTGGAACCTCCGCTCGTTACACTATCCAATCTGGCACCCGCAGCATTTGCGTGACTAACACCGGTTCAACCAATCCGGTGTACGTCCGCATCGGGCAGGGCACGATTAACGCAACGACCGCTGACTACATCGTCATGCCGAGTAGCCAAGTGTCCCTTGGCAAGTTCGAGGACGATAACGTCATTGCAATCATCTCGCCTGCTGGAACGACGGTTAACTTCATCTGCGGCGCTGGCCTGTGATTCGTTACCTCTCAAGACGACGCTCGAAGACGCCTGCGGGGCCAACGGTGACCCCGCCAGGGCCGCCTCCCGCCGCGTCGTTCTACCTGCGCCCTGGTGGCGGAACGAACTACTATCGCCGGCCAGGCGGCGTTGACCGGTACCTCAGACCCTAAAGCATATGCCTGACATTACAGTATCCTCTGACATCGACTCCTTCATGCAGTCTGCCAACCGGCAGGCTGCGATGGACAACCTCGCCGGCGCAACGACCTCCGGTCAGTACCTTCGCGGGAACGGATCGGACGTTGTTATGTCGGCAATCCAAGCCGCTGACGTCCCAACGCTCAACCAGAACACCACCGGCACGGCGGCTGGTCTGTCCGCAACGCTGGCTGAGACGTCTGGCGGCACGGGGAAGACGAGCTACACGAACGGTCAGCTTCTCATCGGCAACGCCGCAGGCGGCCTCACCAAGGCTACGCTGACGGCAGGCTCGAACGTGACGGTGACGAACGGGGATGGGGCGATTACGATTGCGGCAACCGGCGGGAGCGCAACACCAACGAATGTGCAGGTGTTTTCAACGCCTGGAACATTTACTTGGACGAAGCCAGCAGGGGCTGTGTCAGTTGATGTATTTGTAATTTCTGCTGGCGGCGGCGGAGCATCTGGTCGCAAAGGCGGCGCAGGTAGTGCTGCACCTGGAGGTGGAGGCGGAGGCGGGGGTTCGTATTCTGCTCGCACATTTAGTGCAGCTCTACTTGGCGCAACTGAAACAGTAACGGTTGGAGCAGGCGGCCCTGGCGGAGCGTCTGTGACTGTAAATGCTACTAATGGTAGTGCTGGAACAGCGGGCACAAATTCATCGTTTGGGGGTTGGGTGATTGTGCAGGGCGGAGGCGGAGCTGGAGTCGTAACAACGTCATCGGGGCCAGCGGGAGCATCTGCCTCTGCTAGAGCGATGTTTCAAGGTGGTAATGGAGGAACTGGAGGAACTGGAGCAGGTGCTGGAGGAAACAATACTACAGTTGGTTGTCCTGGTGGCGGATCTGGAGGAGGTTTGGCGGCATCTACTCCAACACCCGCAAATGGTGGAGTTGGTGGAGTTGCCTTAGGCACGTTCGCATCTGGAGGTCAAGCGAGTGGTGGATTGGCTGGCGGAGGAAACGGTGGAACTGGCTCAAACTCGTTTGTTAATACTGCAATCGCAGGTAGCGCAGGGGCAGGTGGAGGCTCATCAACCACTGCTGGCGTTAATGGCGGGAACGGTGGCAATGGAGGTTTTTATGGTGCTGGCGGTGGTGGCGGCGGAGCAGGACTTGATTCCACAAACAATTCTGGTGCTGGCGGTAATGGAGCGGATGGAATCGTAATTGTTACAACTTACTTCTAATCATGCGATACGCTATTGTTGATGATTTAACCAAGATTGTTCAGGGTGTCATCATTTGGGGCGACACAAGTCCGTACACTCCTCCTGAAGAGTCCAATGGCTAAGAAACAAGTCAACCTCTCGGTCTCTCGCGGCGAGAAGCTCCCAGTGTCCCAAGGCGCTGGGCTCACCGCGAAAGGCCGCGCAAAGTACAACCGCGCAACAGGCTCGAATCTGAAGGCGCCTGCACCCAACCCCAAGACGAAGGCAGACGAGGGCCGCAAGGCGTCTTTCTGTGCGCGTATGAGCGGGATGCCTGGGCCCATGAAAGACGAGAAAGGTCGCCCCACCCGCAAAGCTGCTTCACTCAAACGCTGGAACTGCAAATGAAAAAAGGACTCTACGCCAACATCCACGCCAAACGCGAACGCATCGAAGCCGGTAGCAAGGAGCGTATGCGCAAGCCAGGCTCCAAGGGCGCCCCGACCGCTGCTGCGTTTAAGGCTTCTGCCAAGACCGCCAAGAAGAAGTAATGCAAGTCCCACTGCTCAGCGGTATCTACACGGACGGAGCCGGCGACTTTCGCCGCAGCTACCCGCGCAACTTGGTGCCCGTCGTTCAGCCATCTGGATTGAGCGAGGGCTACCTGAGACCGGCTGACGGGATTAAGCAGTTCGCGGTAGGCCCTGGGGTTGACCGTGGCGGCATTGAGTGGAACAACGTGCTCTACCGCGTGATGGGCACGAAGCTCGTATCGGTGAGCTCGCTGGGGAACGTGGTGGTGCTCGCGGACGTGGGCGGCAGTGGTCAAGTGACCTTTGACTACTCGGAGACGCTGCTGGCGATTCTCTCCAGCGGAACGCTGTACTACTGGAACGGCTCAACGCTCACTAGCCTCACGCCTGACCCTGCCATGGGGCCAATCACGGACTTCTGCTGGGTGGATGGGTACTTCTTTCTGACGGACGGGTTTTTCATCGCTACGACGAACTTGGTCAACCCGACCATCGTTCAGGCCAAGGCGACATCCGAAGCCGATCCAGACCCCATCATCTCGATTCAGAAGTTCCGGAACGAGGTCTATGCGATTAACCGACATACCATTGAGCTCTTCAACAACGTCGGTGGAGACATCCTATCCTTCCCGTTCGCTCGCATCGAAGGAGCCCAGATTCAACGGGGTGGAATCGGAACGTACTCCTGCTGCGTATATCTGGATTCTGTGGCTTTCGTCGGAGGCGGACGCAACGAGGCGCCCTCGGTATGGCTGGCGTCCGGAGCCAACACCGTCAAAATCGCTACACGGGAGATTGACCAGATTCTGGCAACTTACTCTGAAGCTGCTCTGGCTACGACTATCTGTGAAACACGTCTGTACAACGGACTTAACCACCTCTACATCCACCTTCCGGACCACACGCTAGTCTACGACGGCGCGATCTCGCAGGTCGCCGGCCAAGCCATCTGGTTCACGCTGGCTGACGGTCTCTACGGCAACAGCAGCTACCGCGCACGCAACTTTGTGTACGCTTACGACAAGTGGGTTTGCGGGGACACCTCAGCACCCAATCTCGGCTACGCGGTTCAAGACATCTCCTCGCTTTGGGGCGAGCGTGTTGGCTGGCAGTTCGAGACACAAATCTTCTACAACGAAGGCAAGGGCGCCATCTTCCACGAACTGGAGCTCGTTGCCCTGCCTGGGCGCGTGGCCATTGGCATAAACCCGACCATCTTCGCGAGTTACTCGACTGATGGCGTCACCTACTCGCAACAGCGCGGCATCCTCGCCGGCAAAACTGGAGACCGCAACAAGCGCCTGACGTGGATGCGCAACGGTCGCATGGGAGACTGGAGAACGTATCGCTTTCGCGGGACGAGCGACGCGCACTTGTCAATGGCCCGTTTGGAGGCGCGGCTTGAGCCGCTTGTGTGGTAAATGGCCAACTCCATCAAGCCCAACCGGAATGACCTTGCCAAGTTCTTGCCCGACCAGCGCCTCATCCGCGCCTTCGAGCAACTCTTCGAGTACGTCCCAGCCGGCATCGACGCCAACACCATTGACTCGTATAACTCTCAGACGTCTGCACAGCAGGCGCTTGACACGGTTGAAGCCCTTCGCAGCGTCATCGAACTTGCTTCTACAGCGCCTGCTCAGCAGGCTAACCAGATTGCTGAACTGGCCCAGCAGGTAGCCCTTCTCTCGCAAGCTCCACCGGTAGAGCAGCAGAAGAACCCGAGGTACGGCACCTTCTACGACACCACAACGCAGAACGCAGCGGTCATAAACACGGCATACGCCGTCACGTTCAACTCAACTGACCTCAGCTTCGGCGTGCGGATTGGAACGCCGGCAAGCCGCATCTACGTTGATTCTGAGGGCATCTACAACTTCCAGTTCTCCATGCAACTGGACAAGACTGCTGGGGGCGTTGGCTTGTTCTACCTGTGGGCGCGAATCAACGGCGTTGACCAAGCCAACTCAGCCACCCAGATACGAATCCAAGGCAACAACGCAGAAAGTGTTGCAGCATGGAACTTCGTGTATAAGATGACTGCGGGAGATTATTTTGAGCTCATGTGGTCCGTGGACACCGTGGACATCGAGATCAAAGCCTTTACCGCAGCCCCACCGGTGCCTGACATTCCGTCGGTCATTTTAAGCGTCACCAACAACATCTCCTGACATGGCTGTAACCGTCAAAAACATCATCCCGCCCAAGCAGGCCGAGGCTGCTGCGACAGCCCAGTATCAGGCATCGAACTGCAAGTGCATCATCGACAAGTTCACGGTGACCAACACCTCTGCGGCGAATGCGTCCATCACGGTGAACCTGATTACGCCCTCGGGGACAGCCGGCAACAGCAACAGGATTCTTTCCTCGAAGGTCGTTGTGCCCAATGAGACCTACACCTGCCCAGAGCTCGTCGGGCAGGTTCTTGAGTCCGGTGGCATCATCTCCACAACCGCAAGCGCAGCGACCTCGCTGACCATCATGGCTTCTGGGAGGGAAGTGACCTAGAGATGGAGTTTCAACGTGAAATCTTTACCGAGCAACTTGGCAATGAAGCAGAAGAACTCATTGGGATTCATCACGAAGAAGTTTCTGGCGAAATCGCAGACCTTCCTGCAAGGGTTCCGTACGATAAGTATGGAGCTTTTGAGCAACTTGGACTGCTTCGCGTTTTCACTGCGCGACATGAGTCAAGGTTGGTTGGATACAACGTATTCGCGTTCGTTGAACACCATCAGCACGGCGTCAACTTTGCGTCCCACGACACCTTATTTCTTCACAAGGACTTCAGAAAAGGAACAACTGGCATCAAGTTTCTTAAGTGGTGTGATGAACAACTTAAAAACGACGGCGCACTTTTTGTTACCCAGCACTCATCAGCATCGATTGATCTTGAAAAGCTTCTTTTAAGGATGGGATACAAACTTGCAGAGAAGATTTACCTTAAACGATTCTAAATTATGGGATTAGATCCTCTTACAGGCACCGCTCTCGCATTGGGAGGAGCATCAGTTTTTGCAGGAAGACGTTCTGCTAAAGCTGCTCAAGCAGCAGCAAAAGCGCAGCAAAAAGGCATTG